TTCAAATACCATGAATTCACTCTCAATGCCTGCGGTGCTTCCAATGCTGCCCAAAGATTGTTGATGTTGTTCACACCATTGTAATCGGTTTTTTTACCCGGATAAACTCCCTGCGGTGCAGTCAATACACCTCGTATCTGCACAGAATAATTGGCCATGCTGATGTATTCATAAACGCTTCCATTCTTGCCTTGTATGTTGGTTTCAACAATGTTTTTTGCACCCGAAACATTGAACAAAACTGTGTCAAATGCCATATTAGGAAATGATACATCACCATTGATGCCCTTGTATCTGTCCTCCTGAATTTCCAAATTAGACATGACAATGTTGCCCAACATTTTACTCACACCCAAATCAATGAAATCCTTCTGCGCTGCCGGTGGTGGCATGCCTGCCTGATATATCAATGATGTGATGCTATCCTGCCCAAATGCCCGTTGTATCTGAATGGCCTTTTGTAATTCGGCTCTTGCGATGTTTTGCGGAGGAATAATTACCGGATTACTCATTGTGCTGCAATTCTTTGTGAATCATTCAATGTTGTTATCAATGCCTCTGTAACTGCCGCGCTCACCTTTTGCTTGAATTCTGCAGATGCCTGATTGACTTTGACAATTTGGGTTTCAATCAATTTCCCAATGGTGATATTGATTGTTGTCGGCTTGCTTGCCGTGCTTTTGGGTGCTGATCCGCCTTTTGCACCCGGTGTTCCGGTAACTGCCGTTGCCGATGTTTTTACACCCTGCCCCATCACACCCATGCCTGATGTTTTCATGCCATCCGTCAATGATTGTGTCTTTCTTAATTCGTCATTGTATTTGCTTTGCTCATTGGCCGCATACAACGCAAATCCTGCGGCTGCAACACCTGCTGCCGCTAATGCAGTCCAATTCATTGATAATGCTGCCGTGACTGATAATGCTGCGGCATAGGCCATTTGCGCTGCCCTTGCAATCATTACTGCTTTATTCACCATGTACATTGCCAATGCAAAAGATGTCACAACCCCAATAATTGTTTTGACGAATCCGGGCATTTTATTGTAAATCTCCATCAATGTTAATGTCACTCCCACAACTGCCGTGAATACACCATACACCATGTATGCGGCAGGTGCTAATGTATCTCTAAGGCTTGCGCCAAATTCAATGATGATTGGAATGTATGGCTTTGTGGCATCCACCAACCTATTAACACCTGATGCAAAATTGCTCAATGCTACAATTGTTCCCTCAATGGCAGGCCTGAATGCCATGAACAATGCATTTTTCATTTCATCAAATGCATCGCCCAAATTACTCCGCATTGTCTTAATACTGCCCTGCATTTTTCCTAATCCGTTTTCGAACATCCCTCCGGCCTTTGCCGCATCTTTCAATGCCTTTGTAAGTAATTCATAACTCACCTCCATATCTCGCACAGATTCGGTGTTTCCTCCGGTGGCATCTGCCAATAATTTGTATATGTTGATTCCCGCATAGGCGAATTGCTTCACATCCTGCCCGGTGGCTTTCCCTGTGGATGCAATCTGTTGTAAATTCACCACCATCCTCTGCAATTCATCATTACCACCTCCGGTGGCACTCACGGCATTTGCCAATGCCAAAACATCCTCCCTTGCCTTATTTGATTCAATGCCGGATGAAATCAATGCACGATTAGCCATCAACAATGACTGGACATCAAAAGGTGTTGTTTTCGCATCCTCCCGGATATTTTTGAACACCTCCCTTGCTGCTTCACTACTTTTGAGCAATGTGGACAATCCAATCTCCATTGCCTCAAAATCCTCACCAACTTTCACAACTGAATTTCCAAATGCAGTCATGGCATATACAGAAAATGCACCTGCCAACATATTGCCCATCCCGGCCAATCTGCCCTGCACACTTTGCACACTTGAATTCAACCTATCCGTTGCACTTGTTGCACCTTGTATGCCTTTGGTAAAATAATCCTGAAGGCTTATGACGTAAGTAACTTTTTCTGTACTCATTTTTTTGTACTTATCAATTCGGCCTTAACTAATGCCCCGTAATATCTCGCCCATTCATCATCACTAATGCAGGATGTATCAATGTGCAGATAATGCCTGACCAACACATCAGCAACCTGATACCATCCAACATTCTTTTTTGCTTCATCTATTTTTTTTTTAATTCTGAGGCATAAACAGACACCATCTGATTTGCTTTCAAAATCAATGTCATTCCCAATGTGTCATTCTCAGGATTGCCATTCGGCTCAATGGCATCCAATACATCCGCATGATTTTCAGGGATGATGCTTGCTTTCAAAAAATCTTGTGCCGCTAATGAATTACTTTTTGTCTGCATGGCATCAAAAAAAATCATCTTTAGCATTCGCGATGGTTGCTTAAAAAATACATTCATTGTGCCGTCCTCTCTTTCTATCTGCCAAAATCCAATCTTTGTTCCCGGTTGAATGGCCTGATATTTAGATTCTAATTCTGCCGCAATTTGCTCTGCATTCTGCGGTGTTTGTTGTGTTGTTTGGGGATTTGTCTTCATGCAGGTAAAAATACGGCATAAACCAATTTTTATGCTGATTATTATTTCAGAAATTAACTATAAAAAAAATCCCGGTCAAAATCAATTGCCGGGATTCACATTGAGCAATCTGCAACTCATCAATGCAGACAACCCATGTATTTGTAGCGCAATCGCCCGGCTGCCCTCTTTGCACCTTTTCGCGCTGAAGATGGTGCGGCATAATCGGTGATCGCGGTGAATTTCTTCACCTTCTTGTTCGATGGTTCGCAAATCAACACCATTGGTGATTTGTCGGATGCGTATGTCCACCCAACTTGGCCGGGTTTCATCGCTGCTTTGATTTTGGATAATGTTGTCATGGAAACAAATATAAAAAAGTTTTTTCATAAAACACAAATGGCCGGAAATCCGGCCATCGTGTAGGCTTTCGCCCAATTGTCTCCCCATTGACAATTTATCTCAAAATCTCTCCGATAATGATGGGGATTTCAACCTGAATGCTTGTGTCTCCCTGCGCGGAATCCAATGGATTTTCGAGAAATTCACATGCAATCAATCTGTCTGTGGTAGGTGTGTTCCTGCCGGATGTACCCAACACAACCGTGATGGGGAAAGGTGCAATCTCCAATGGCTCGCGATTAGGTGCTGCGGCAATGATTCTTTTCCATTCCTCTGTGTACAGAGTAATGCTGCCCTCATATTCCACTTTGCCATATCCGCGTGATGTTGGCTTGTAGCCTGCACCATATAGATTTTCCTTTTCTTGTTTTTTCATGTAGGAAATGGCCGTGATGCCAACAATCGGAAATCCAAACAATACTAATTGAATGCTTCCCCAATCATAGCTTACTCCATTTACCAATACTCCTTGTGCCATCTTATGCCTGTGTTAATTGTGATACGTAGCCAATTTCAATGTTGATATAATCAGCAACACCAATTGGCAATAATTCGATTGCCTCGCTGATTGTATTTGTGGCCAAAACATTCTGTGATGGATTCACGATGGTCTGCCCGGCAGACAATTCACCATCGGAAATCATTTGACCTAATGCCGTGTCTCCTAATGTTTGCAGATTTTCCACTTGCCAATCAGGTAGTGTTCCATCTGCTTTCAACACAATGGGTGATGATACGGCAGGCAATGTATTTGCCCTAACCAACCTGATTGCCTTTTGCAATACACGATTCAGATACAAAAATCTAAAATCAGATGTGAGCAATGTTGCCGTGTTTGGTTGATTGTTGTATGTTCCGGTGATGCCCTCCAACTTGCGGAGGAAACAATATGCATAGGCATTCAATGATTCCAATTCACCTGCGGAAATGCTTGTGTAGGCTTCACCATTTGAAAAACCAATCGTGTCCAATTCTGTGCCATTGCTCATGTTGAACTGACCAACCCATGCCCATGATTGGCTCACAGAAGATTGACTCAATACACCCAATTTTGCGCCTAAATCGGAGATTGATTTTTGTGTAACTCTCCACAACTCATGACCTCTTGCGCCTCTATCCTGCGAAATCACAACTGACACCATTTCTGAATCTAATGTGGAATTATTCGGCAAAGATGATACAGATGCCGTGCCGGAAATCTCCGGTGCAAACAATGCAACCATTGGTCTGTATTGGCCGAAAACTTCATCACACCTTGCCTGAATCTTAGTCACCTGACTTGTTGCATAGGCCGTTGAAAAATCATTCATGATGGCCATCTGCCTGATTGCACCATTGGCAAAGGTTTGCACTAATGTGACCTCTTCAAAATTCGTTCCGTATGCTGCATATAAACCAATGTACAATTGACCATTAGGGCGCAATCGGAAATACTCGCTGATGTGATAATACAGAACATTCAACCTGCTCGCAACACCTCCGCTGAATGCTGTTGTTGTTGCGGTGATTGTTCCCACTATCGTGGATGACATTGAAAGGCCATTGGGGTAAACGCCTAATCCAAAAGGTGCAGTAAAAGTTATTGCACCTGCGGCATTTGTTGCCGACCATTGGTGAATGTATGTGCCTGCATTAACAATTGCAACAATGGCTGCGGCCACTAACGTGACGGTGGTTTCTGATGCAGTTTTGGTGTATGTGCCCAAATTGACATTGCCATTCAATCCCGGTGCAAAAATTGTGATGGTGTCACCATTTGTGCCAATTGCCGTAATAGTTAGCAATCCTGTTGCTCTTGTTTCATCTGCATTCACTTGTCTTATGCCCAATGCATCGGCTTCCTGTAAGGAAAACACCCTTTTGATTCGGTCATTTGTCGCAAATCCGTGTGGCAAATTTGCATTGGCAACATAGGCGATGAATCCACTAATGTAGTCATCATTGGCAGGCCTGCGGCCTAATCCACCTTGCTGAACTTCAAATGTTATCTGTGGTAATGGTAATGACATTGCCTTTTATTTTTTTGTGGTTTTTTTTGCCGTTGGCTCTTTAATCCATACGGCAGTCACATTCTGATTTGAGGCATAATCATCCACAATTTCATGCGTTGTATTGCAAAAGATTGTGCCATCCGAAAAACAACATACTGAATCAAATTTTGATTTCAATATGCCTTTTTTCAATGCCAATGCCTCTGCATGCTGAATTGCGAAATCGCTCATTTTTTGCCTCTTTTCGGTTTGGTTTCTGCCTCAGATTCCTCAGTAATTTCATCAACGGATTGCCCGGTGATTTCCGATGCATTTACTGCATTTGTGAATTCACCTTTTGACCTGAATAGCCATTGGCCACTCTCGTTGAAATACACCACTTTGACGTGGCTGCCTGCATCTGATTGAAGAAACTCAACCAATTCAGAATTGAATGTTTTTTTTGCCATGATTGCGTTTTTTAATGGGGATTTTTTACGCGGTTAATTAGGGTTGTATGGTTTTGCTAACCATGTGCCACCTACTGCCGTTAAACTTGAAAAAGAACACGGCAGTTTTGTTTGCAGCAATTGTGTACCTATTAGCAGATGCATCATT